TCTGGCTGCCAATGATCNTGNTGCATCTGGCGCAGGATTTCCTGCGTCATAGTTTCTACTTCGTGCCATCCGATATAAGTTTTTTTCATTATTGCACTCAAATTTTCTTTGCCTTAACTAATAAATGCCAGCCAAGGTACTCCCTTACTGCACTACGCATGACCTCGGGCATGGCCGCAAACCAAGGTTCTAACTCGAATTTTCCTTTTTTATATTCTGTAACATCATACATGAAACAATGATCTTGGCGTATACGCTCGATATGAAATAACCCTTCCGTTAACGAATGTATTTCGTCTCTGGTGAATGCCTCGGCATACGGGCATTGGGCTTGTGCTTCAAATTGGTCTAGTCCCTTTTGTATCATNGCATATTTCCATGAGTTTTTAGCATAGACCATGAATCGTAGTTCTGCGTNCCGATGGAGTATCTGGCTGATATGCGTGAGATGATCTCTCATTCCCGGGAAATGATGTAGAACTCCGTAACTATAAACTAGATCAAACTCGCCTAGAGATTTTAAGAAATCAAGATCGGTCACTGATCCTAAGTGGAATTCACCGTTGAGTCCATACACATCAAATCTTTTACGACAAATATCCAGACTTTCTTGAGATATGTCTATGCCAACATATTCGGCGCCATGGCGAGCAAATTGTTCGGCATCCGTGCCTATGCCGCAACCTATCTCCAAGACCTTGCGACCACGCCAGAGATGGAATCCAGCGAAATCTAAGATATGTGGTTCGGCGCGATATCTTTTGGCTGTTACTTCGTTGAAATATGTTTCAGTCCCGACAGGTTCTGTGCTATGATTTATATTACAAGGCTGTCGATTCCAGTATTCGACGATTTTTTGATCGAGATCGGTGGTCATTTATAGGTCGATAATTGACGATTTGGATCGTATTCTGGGCTACACATTTTGGCCCATGGATCTTGGGTACCTTTCAATACAGATCGGAACCAGGACATATCGCGTCCTTGTGCTTCTAGCATCTCGCAGATTTTTACAGCATCTTGTATTCTGCGCAGTCTCCAATTTTTATGATTGAAATCTCTGGGATCTGTCGGATTCCCTTCTAGCATCACTCGTTGATCAAATGTAGAATCTTTGTTGTTACCGGTGAGATCATGGCGATCGTGCGTGACCTGTACTTCAATGTTTTTGCATGATATCTAACATATAAGCCATCTGGCTAGTCCAAGCATCACTGATCTGATGTGCAGATATATACCCAAAAAGATCATACCAAGCTCGCGGAACAATGGGAAATATAGCATAAGGATGATCTCGGTGCGTGGGTATTCTCAGCACTTGGAATTCTGTCACTTCACTGATGCGTTGATCCCAGCTTTGACTTTCCATCACNGCATCATCATTCCAAAACATCAGCCAACGACCGCGAGATTTGCCTGCTAAAAAGTTTACATATTCGTTGAGGCGTATGTACCCCATCTTTGACAATTCCCATGCGGTATATTCTACACCTGCCTTGGTAATCAAATCGGAAATGTTTTCATGGAACCAGTCCGACGATGAAGTATCATCGTTATCAAACGCCAATAATATCTCTATCTGGCCGGGGTGCGATACAGTAGATACCAAGCTCATGATACTACGTCGTAAGGACTCAGTACGTCCCCGCGTAGGCAACAGAACAGAGATCTCTATGGATGTTTCTTTGTTTTTATCCACGAGTGTTACCGTAGTGGATCACCGTATGTTTGCCAGTGAGAGGCATTTTGCGCCATGGATCAACGATAACGGATCCTTGGGGGATATCACAATAGAAAGTGTCGTCGCGTACATCGCCGGTGTATCCATAAGTGATCAATCTGTTGTGCGCCATCAATAATACACAGGGCTCTGAGACTTCTGTGATTACGTCTGTGGCATCATCGGCCAGTGGATCCAAATATTTGACATCATGTCCGAGTTCTTTGATGTAAAAACCAATCAAAGTAGAATAGCTACCGATGCAGTAAGGTACATCGGGTTTATAGGCCTTTCCATGGATGACAATGGGCAAACTTCCTTCGCCTGTTATGTAACTTGCGGATTGCTCGACTAGGAATCGTGCGAGATTTTTGGCCTGTACTTCTCGAGCATGCATGATAGTATCGAACAGGTCATATCCGATATCATATTCTTGTGCCAACCAACGCAGGGCGATATTATCTCGGGGATGGCAAGCACCGGCGTCGCCCATGCCTGCGGTCATGTATTTGGGACCCATGATTCGCATTGTGCTTTGTGCCAGTGCATCCGTGACTACGTCTACATTGATGTTGCCAATCTTGAGAGCGAAATCTTGGATCATGTTGACCAGCCCCACTTTGGCCGAGATAAATGTGTTATAGAAGATCTTGATAGCTTCGCACTCGTCCCAGGTTCCTGTGACATAACGGGGATTGTTTTTCATCAAGGGGCGATAAATCTCGATCAGATCTCTCATCTCTTCGGGATCGCCAGTCTCGGTACCTATCATGACCATCTCGGGATTGGCCATATCCCATTTCACAGAGCCCATTGCAATGAGATATGGATTGTAGAGAAATTGATGTTGTTTATCTAGCAAGGTAGCAAAATGTCGGCGTGTGGTACCAGGCAGCACAGTAGAGATTAGTACCACTCGCTTTGGTCCATTGGCATGCTGATTAATTTTACCAATGGCATCTTTGACAGCGTCATGCCCAAAGTCTCGGGGCTCCATATGGCTAGACGGCACGCTTCCATCGTAACCTTGTTCATGTGGTGTAGGTACCGCGATAAAAATCCATTCGCTTTCTTGTACGGTTTCGGCAATATCGCAAACTTGTACAGCATCGCTTTGTCTTGGAGCGACATCATAGCCGCGTACTTCGTATTTTTCAGCAAAAACTTCTGCACAGTCTAGTCCTAGCTTGCCTAAACCAATAAATCCAATTTTCTTTTTCATTTGATCTCTTATGATAATAAATCTTCTTGCCACTCGCGATGGCCTTCGCGCCAGGCCATGTTTGATTGTGTTTCACGAACCTCTACACGGAAACACCAAAGGCGCTGTTCTAATCTATNGCATTTTTAGCCTCTAATAATGATGCTAATTCTTTACCAAGATTTCCATAAAAATTAGGATCTAATGCGTTATTGTCCTGCATAGGTTCTAACGGAAGACGGATCACCACCTCTAACTCTGGCGCAAATGTTTCGTCATTCATTTTGAGAGTTTTTCTTACTAATTTCAGTGACATAATAATACTCCTTATTGTTTGGATCTTTCAATCTGCTATGTAGTTTGTATTCAGATATATTCAATTGTAGCATAGCGTCTTTCAAAGTGTCAAATGTTCATCAAGTTCTTTAATTCGGTTGTTCACATCAAAATCCTTCAGATAAATCTTCATTCCACTCTCTATGACCTTCTCTAAAAGCCATGTTACTTTGTGTTTCACGAACTTCTACACGATAGCACCAAATTCGTTCTGCTTCTCCTTTACCTAGATAATCCGGGATGTATACATGATTTACATATCTGTAAAGCATATCGGCAATCATTTCGCAACCCATGCCTGGTAATACCGTTAAGTCTAAAATGCCGTCTCGCTCAAGTTGTTTGAACTTTTCAAGGTCCGGATCGTCTTGGGCAATTAATGTGCGATGGTCAAATTGATCTTTAAGAATCTGCTTCAACTCCTTAAGCCCGCCGTAATCACAAACCCATCCACGCTTGTCTAATTCATTGGCACCAAAATAAAATTTGATAGAGAATGAGTAACCATGATTTTTATTACAATGCGTGTCTGCCTTCCATTGTTTATATGCCACGGGAAATTCATCCACATATTCTTTTGTGCTCGTAAATTTATATACTACTGGTTGTAATGTCATTTTTAATCCTTAATATAAAACCAACTATCGTCTTTTTTAACTTTACACTCTATGGCGTATCTTGTCAATTTTGTGGCGGCCATACATTTAGACACACTTTCAAAAATTCCATACGGAGTGCTTAACTTTTTTCCTGTTGTTGGCGGCAACCCGACAACAAATCCTTCAGGTAATACTTCGTCTTTAAGCAAGTATTTCTTTTCTAAAGTTATAGGGTTATAGCAACCGATGCGTCCTTTGGTAATGCCTTCGTAATGAACTCCTGGGATATATCCTTCAGGGATAGGATCGCCGTGTTTAATGTAAATTTTATGAGATCCATTATGGTAAACTTTCGTTTGCCCCTTTCTTGGACCATATGAAAATTTACCTTTAATTCCACCATCATTCCACCCTTCAGGAGTAATGTCCGATGGACTAATCTTCTTGATCTCGCTAGTTACCGGATTGTGTATAACCCGAGCTTCTTTTTGCGTGTTAAAGAATGGTTCATAACCCGCTGGACATTCTGTTCTATACACAATAGCGCCTGTTTCAATATTCTTGTAAGGATGGGTTCCTTTATGAGTTTGGCCGCCATCTCCTACTTCGGGCATCAAATTTGCCCACTCTTTTGATTCAACTATGTTGTATAGATTGCTATAATATAGACCATATTTTGCTAGGTCGTCTTTGTCATACAATCCCAATACAGTTGTCTTTAGTGTATACTCTGGGTGAGCATTTAAAATGCGTCTCCAAAGTTTACCCGACCCTTTGTATTTGATGTGATCTAACGGGTCTTTGTATTGTTTGCGTTTACAGAGATATTTTAACCCTGTTTGTTCAATCTCTTTTATCATAAGATAATACATTTGAAATTTCCATAGTCTAATTTTATTTATCAAACTATGGTGGATTTAAATTATATTCCATGTATTAGATTACAATGGCTATCCGCACGCCATTGGCGATAGGCGCAGGGAAAAGCATCGTGGTACTCTTTGGTAGAAACGTATTTGTAAGTGACAGGTTGGAATGCCATGTTTTCTCCTATGTTAGATTTTAGCATAGGC